ATTATCGCGGCTCTGTCGCCGCCACGCCCACAGCAAGGCCCGGCTCACATCGTGCCGACGCGCCACCTCGGCAAAACAGGCACCAGGCCGCTCCGCCTCCGCCACGATCCGAAGCTTGTCCTCCGGGCGCCATCGACGCCGACGCTCAACACCAGTGATGATCTCCATCGCAGCCGTCCTTACCAGCGCTCGTACGAACGTCCGTACGATCACCCGTAAGTGCCGCACCCGGATTCACCAGGCCAAGGCGTCGCTCGCCGGACGGATACGCATCCCCAGCGTGCCGTGCGTCAGAGCCTGGCTACTCTGGCTCTGGCCCTGTGGCTAACGTGCCATGCGGCCCACTACAGCGCCCGCTCTTCACCACATGCAGCGCCAGCGGCGCCGCGCCGAGGTCCACCTAATGTGCGAGCGCGAACTTCTTCGCGCGAGCCACGTCTGTAAGCCCCCCTCCGCCACCATGCGCATCACCACGCAGTGTCAACTTTGGATGGAATCGGCCGACCGGAACATTTCGTCGATCTGCTGCCTTGGCAGCCCGAGGCCGGCCGCCAACGAAAGGAGGAACTCGCTGTCCCTGCTCCACTCGGACGCGTCGGTCCACGCGTCCTGAACGCGGCCACCGGCGGCCGCGACCGCGGCTTCAACAGCATTCAGCAGCCCAGCCTCCCGCAATGCCGCCTTGCCCTTCCACGCCGGGATGACTGGCGGAACGGGCGCCGGGGATGCCGGAGGTGCGACGACGTCCCACCCGCGTGACGGCGTCGCCGGCACGACCAGTGATTCCTGGAAGGCTGCCTCCGGCTCGCGGCCATTCCGGGCAATGTTAACGTGGTAGCGCGAATCGAGGACGTTGCCGGCGATGGGGACGCCGCCCTCGCCGATCTGCGCTGGGCTGACGATCGGCCCCAGGATGTCGAGCGCGACACCGGGCGGCGGCTGGGGATCCTGTCCTGGCGAGCAGGTCCAACCCGCGGTTTCGCACGCCTCAAGAAACTCCGCCCGGTTGGCGAACCGGTGGCAAGTCGTGATCCACATAGCGGTGGCTCCTATGGCGCCGTCAGCGTCTGCAGCAGGGCGTTGGACAGCCGGCGCGGGAAGTATTGGAACGCCCGGCAGGTGGCGTTGGCGAGCGAGGACGAGGACGGCTCCGACCAGGGTGCGGCGCCAATCGCGATGCGCGCCGGCGTGGCCGGCAAAGGGCACAGGGTGTGGCCGCTGACGGTCCCACCGTCGAGGCAGAATGCCGCGTCCAGGTTCGCCCAGGCGATGGCCATACGGAAGGTGACTGCAGTGGCAAAGCTGAAAGGTCGGGTGATCGCGGAATAGCCGACGCCGCCGGCGCGCGTGTTCAGCACCAGCTGCCCGGTGGTGAAGCGCGAGAGGTAGAAGGTGTCGTTGAAGGTCAGCCCGAAGCCGCCATAGACCAGGGCACTGCCACCAGTCTGCGAAGGCACGATCCGGTTCACATACTCGAAGATCATCGTCCCCTCGCTGGGGTTGAACCAGCGCGTATCGACATCGAGGTAGAGATTGTCCGCGCCGCGAGTGACTGACGCCGTCGTGGTCGGGATGTAGCTGGTGGGGTTGGTCAGCGTGGCCTCGGCCTCCAGCTGCGCGCCCCATGCGTGGATGCTGTTGGTGGCGGCCGGCGGGGTGTTGTCCGCCGCTGCCGGCGCGATGGAGGCGGCAATCGCGGTGACCGTCGTGCTGGTCGCCTCGACCGCGCAGCGGTACCAGCCGGCCCCCTGCGCCTCGATGGTCTTGGCCGTGTAGAGCAGCGTGCCGGCGCCGGCGGTGTGGGTGCCGACTGCGCCGCTGACCAGGTTGAACCAGACCTGGATAGTGTTGCTGCCGTCGCTCAGCTCCAGCATCGCGAAGCCGCTGGCGGCCGCCTTGAGGAAGATCACGAAGGCGATGCCGCGCCCGGCGGTGATGGTGACGGCCTGCGCCAATTTGCCGCCGGTGGCGGTTGCCGTAAGCGTGTCGGCCGTCGTGGTCCCATCCGGGGCGGTGGTGGCATTAGGCGTCACAGTCAAGTTGGCCGCTGACCAGGGAGCGGTGTCCAATTCCTCGCTGCGGAGCAGCAGGTTGGTGCGCTGGGGTTCGATTACGAGCCCCTCGCAGACGCCGGTGACGGGATGGTGCTGCCACCGCCCGGTGTTGGCCGGCATGGCGCGCAGCAGGCCGGTGCGCCCGACACTGCGGGCGGCGCCGGTGCGGGTGAAGCGGGCGCGGGGGTCGATCAGCCCCGATGCCTTGTGGAACTGCCAGTTGATGGCGGGCTCGACGGACATGGTTATGCCACCTCGAAGGATGCGGTGCCGGTGCAGACGACGGTGAGGATTGTGGAGCCGGTGGCCACCGTGATGCCCACCCCGGCGGTGCCACCGTTGATGGCGTCGGCAGCGGCCCCGGTGTTCAGGGTCAGGGTGGCACCACTGCGATTGCGCAGCCGGCAGGTCCAGCCGGGCCAGACATCGGTGGCCACCGGCAGCGTCCAGGTGCGGGTGCCGTTGGTGCAGAGCAGCAGCTTGCCGGCGTCGTGCGGGGTGATCTGGTAGGTGGCGTTCTGGGTGTTGGGATAGAGCGACAGCGCCATGTCCCACTGCCGGAAGCCGCCGCTGTCGAGATAGGCCAGGCGCGGCAGGTCCATCGGCTCGTTGCCGACGCCGTTGGCCGGCGTGCCGAGAGCCAGTTGCGTCGCCAAGCTGCCCGCCCCGGCCGCGGCATAGGCGAGGGCCAACTCGGCATAGGCGGCAGCATCCTGGCCGGTGGCGCCGACGGCATTGAAGGCGGGCCGCAGATTCTGGCGGAAAGCCCCATTGGCGAAGCTCTGGTCGGTCAGCGCCTGGAGCAGCGCCCAATCGTTGCTACTCACAGTCTTTCCTCCAGTTCGAAGCTGGTCTCGTGCAGGCGGTTGTGGACCTGGGCGATGGGATCGAAGCGGCGGAAGCGGGCGAGGAAGTCCCGCTTGAAGCGCCTGGCGGCGTCGTCCCAGTTGGGGATGACCCACACCTCGCCATCGGTACCGACCCGGCGCTGGGCGTCGAGGACAGTGCCGTAGGCCTCGGCGTCGTTCAGGGCATTGAGGGTGAGGCGCAGCACCCGCGCCGGCGGCCGCGGCTCGCTGAATAGCACGCCGCCGAGGGAGTATTCGGCGATGGAGCGGGCTTCCCAGGTGAGGCCGGCGCCGTAGCTGAGGTTGCGCTGCGGCGACCAGAGCGGCCCCATCCAAAGGCGGGCGAGCTCGACGTAGCCGGCTGGGTTGGCCGGGTCAGAGAAGGCGATGCGCCAGTAGCGGGCGCGGATGTTGCTGCCGACGTCGTGCTCCAGGGCGATGGGATAGCCCTCGGCCTCGGCGGCAGTGATCTGCCCCTCCCACCAGTTGTCGTCCTCCCATTCGAGGTCCTCGGGGAGGTAGACGGCGGGCCAGACCGGCAAGGTGGTGCTGTCGTAGAGATCGGACCCGCCGAGCGTGGTGCCCGCGGTGATGCGGTAGGTCGCCGCGGTGGTGAGGTTGTGCCGAGCCAGTGCCACGAAGCGGACGGTGGTGCTGGCGGTGCCGAGGTCGATGTCGAGCCGCGTGCTGGTGGCGAGCAGGTCGACGGATCGGGCCACCTTGGAGAGGAGGCGCTGCTGAAGGTTGGCCAGCGGTGCGGTGCCGAGCCAAAGGCCGCCGGAGAGCGTGCCGGCATCGGCGATGTTGGCGAGGGAGAGTTGGAGTTTGGCCATATCAACCCCACAGGTCGAGGGTCAGGCGCTGGCGGCGGCCATCCAGCGCGATGCCGACCACGACGAAGTCCCGGCCCGCGCCGTAGCCCAGGCGCGGTGTGACCAGGCGCACGACCTGGCCAAGGTCGAGGGCGGCCGCGCTTTCCGAGAGCCAGACCTCCGCCTGGACGAAGTCCCGTCGCACGCCGTGCAGGGCAAGGAGCCGGGCGGCTTCGGAGGCGGCGTCCGCGGCAGTGGTCAGGGCGGTCTCGCGGACCAGTTCCTGGGCCAGGAGGTGCTTGGCCTGGATCGCGAGATCGCTGGCGGTGGTGTCGCGCCAGGGTTGGAGCAATTCGGCACGGCGGGCGCTCGACACGCTGCCGGCGATATCGGCCGCCGCCGCCTGGCTGTAGGGCTTGTAGCGGACAGTGACCCGCCAGACCGGGACACCGCGTGTGTCGTCATTGGTCGCGCGGCTATCGAGGGACAGGATCTCGACATCGGTCAATGTCGCGACAGGCGTTCCGGACGGAGCAACCAGCTGGCCGACCTGCCAGGTCCCTGTGCGGGTGGGTGCCAGCCAGGCACCGGCTGAGGCGAGCAGGAGGTCGATCGCCTGCTGGCGGGTCGTCTCTCCGGTGAGTAACACGCCGCATTCGGCAGGTGCGGCGGTGTTAAGCGCGGTGAAGGACGCTGCGTCCAAGTCGCCCGCAGCCACGCCACAGCGTCCCGTGAGGACGCGCTGGACGATCTCCCCGGCTTTGCTGACATAGCCTCCGGCATTGTCGCCGCGGGCATCGGCGGTGATCCGGCCGGCTGGGGTAGCACCAAGGCGGAACAGCCCGAGCGCCAGGCAGGTAACATAGGTGCCGGCGCCGGGTGTCGCGGCCTCGAGCGAGGCCAAGTTGGCGAAATCGGCGCCCGCGGTCAGCGCGACACCCATGTCGTAGACGGCATCGACCGCCTGCATAGCCCCGTCATGGAGCTGGTATGTAAGCTTGGCGGTGTTCACCAGCATCGGCGGCACCTGGTAGCGCCGGCCGTAGAGCAGCGGCTTTGGCTGGCCCTTGATGTCGTCGGCGGTGCCCTCGGCACCGGAGGGCAGTACGTTGCTGCCGGCGTAGCGGTTCGCCTGCAGCGGCAGCGACAGCAACTGCAGCCGATCGCGCAGGCGGATGGTGGCGGTGTGCGCGCCGATCTCGACCTGCTCCGCGGTCCCCGTCAGGAAGGTGGTGAAGCCACCGGGATACAGCGCGTCCTGAGCACCTACGCGCACGATGATATCGCGACCGTCGAGGCCGAGCGTGCGCAGCGAGGCCAGGGCCTGGTCGGTGTTGTTCAGCACGATCTCGCCGGCCCCGATCGAGGCGCCTCCGGTGACGCGTGCATTGCTGAACAGGGTGCGGCTGAAGTTGACCGGCTGCTGCAGCCGCGGCGCGAAGTGCACGTGCGATGGCGTGTCGGCAGGCCCTGTCATGCGGCCTCGGCCACTGGCGAAGCGCAGCACGCGGGTGCCGGGCCCTGCAACGCTGGTGGTGCGGACGTAGTCGTTGAGCTGCCCGGAGGGGTCGAGCATGAAGCCCCAGGCGTGCATGCCGGAGACGCCATCGCCGGCATAGGCGATGCCGAAGGACCCGGAGGCGAGGATCAGCTTGATGCCGAGGGCGACGGAGCCGGTCGGGGTCCAGAGCACGGCAAAGCGCCACCAGCCGTTGCCGAGCGGGATCAGGCGTGGCGCCGAGGCGATGCCGGTGGTGCCGAAGATGGTGCCTGTGGCGAGGTCGAAGTCGGCGGTGCCGTTGTTGGGGCTGGTATCGGTCTGGATGCGCACGCGGCTGCGGCCGGCTGCCTTGAGGTGACCCGAGGCCATGACCGGCACGCCAGCAGTGATGCCGCTCACGTATTGCGAGACGACGTGGAAGGCATTGGTGGCGGTCTCCACGATGGTGTCGGCCGTGGCAGTGCCGTCCGGGGCTAGGGTGGCGTTGGCCGTGATGGTGGCGCCGCTCTTGCCCCAGCCGGCGTTGTCGAGTTCCTCGGAGCGGATCAGCTTGTTGGTGACGGATGGATCGTAGGCCGTCGCCTCCACCAGTGTGACGAGACCGTCCGCCATGCTGGGCTCCAAAATCTGACGTCAAGAGAGAGGGAGGCGCCTCAGCCCGCCTGGGCGAGGCGGCGGAGTGGGGCGGTGACCTGCTGCAGCTCGTCGACGACGGCGGCCGCACCGGCGCGTGTCTCGTTGGCCTGCAGGGCCCCCAGCTGCACCAGCGCCCGGCGTAGCTCGGCGACATCGCGCCGCAGGGCCTGCATCTCTGCCAGCAAGCCAGCCTGCCCGGCGCCACTGGCCTGCACGCCGAGCCGTCCGTCGCTGCCACGGCGTAGTGGCATGATCGCCTCGGGCCCGGCCTCGCCGAAGAGCGCCATCGGCGCCATGGTCGGCTGGTGCACCAGGTCGGGAATGCCGCCACGGGCGAAGGGCACGACGGTGCCGCCGGAAAAGACCCCGCCGAGGGCGAAAACCCCGCCCTCGCCGCCATCGCCTGGGCGGCCATCGATCAGCGTCTGGGTGTTCTGCACCATCTCGCGGGTGAAGCCCCGCGTCGCGGCGATGTCGTCGCGCATGGTGGCCAGGATGGCGTTGGCGGTGGTGAGCAGCCCGGACAGCTTGTCGTCGATCGAGCGGCTGATCTGGATCGTCTCAGTGGTCTCGACCGCCTGGCGGATGATGCGGGTGATGTTCTCGTCGGTCAGCAACGTGGCACCGGTCGCCTCCAGCACCTGCTGGAAGATGCCGCGCAGCACCGCCTCGTTTTCGGGGACGATGATGGTGCCGGTGGCGGGGAAGATGGTCTGGCTGATGCCGCGCACCACGGTCGTGCTCTCGTAGACCAAGGCGCGTTCGGCCGCAGTGAGCTGCCGGCCCAGCAGCTGCTCCACAGTGCGGATGACACTGGCGGCCTGGACCAGCCCGGCGCGTTCCTCGGCTGAGAGATCACGGCCGAGGGCCTGCTCGATCACCCGTTCGACGCTGGCGGCCTGGACCAGGCTGTCTCGCTCGGCCTCGGACAGGTTGCGCCCGACCGCCTGTTCGACACTGCGGATGATCTCGGCGGCCTGGACGAGGCCCGCCCGCTCAGCAGCCGACAGATCGCGTCCCATCGCCTGCTGGACGGCGCGGGTGATGTCAGCATCCCACAGCAGCCCGGCCCGCTCGGCAGGCGACAGGTCACGCGCCATCGCCTGCTGGATGGAGCGCATGATGTCCGCGGCCTGCACCAAGCCGGCACGCTCGGCGACGGAGAGATCGCGCTGCATCGACTGCTCGACATCGCGGCGGATGACGGCACCTTGGACCAGGGCGTCGACCTCGACGTCGGACAGCAACCGGCCCAGGCGCTCCTCGACGGTGCGCAGGATGGTGGCCGATTGGATCAGCCGTGTCCGGTCTGCGTCCGGCAAGGCGTTCAAGGCCTCGGTGATGACCCGCAACACCTCGACGCCGACTTGGACGTTCACTGAGCCGCCAAGCCGCTGGAGCGCGGCCAGGATTTGCGCGTCGTAGGACTGGGTCGCCGGCAGGTTCTCCAGGCTGGAGATGACGAACTGGCGCAGCGCCTGAAAGCCGGTGCCGGAGGCATCCATGGCCCGGCTGGCCGCCAGCAGCGTATCCGCCGTCTGGGTGATGCGCGCCAGGGCATCGGCATCGCCACCGCGCGCCAACGCCAGGTCCCGCCCGAAGGCGTTCTGCGCTTCCACCAGGCGATCACTGGGGGAAGCGCCTCCACTTGCTCCAGCGCGCAGACCATCCAGATATGCCCGAATGGAACCGCCTGTGCGCTGCAGGGCATCGCGCGCCTGGTCGGCATAGCGTTCAATGATCGCCGCCCGTTCCGCTGCCTGCGTCTCCTCGAGTTCGACCAGCAGGCGGGACTTCTCGGTGGCGGAGATGGCCAACGCCTCGAGCTGCTCGGTGAAAGCGCGCGTCTCCTGCCGGGCGGCCTCGGTCTGCCGGGCCAGGTCGGCGGCCTCGCTATTCCCCTCGGCGGTGAGGCGACGGATCTGCAGCGCGACCTCACGCTGGCGCAGTGTTTCGGTGCGCTGGGCTTCCAGGGCCGCGATCTGGCGCGCGCGCTCGGTGTTGAGCTTGTGCTCGGCGAGCCCGTATTGCCGGGCGGTCTCGATCGCCTTGTCGAAGACGGCGTTGATGGCGTCGACCTGCTGGGTGAAGGCCGCCAGCGGCGCGGTGCCGAGCTTGTCGATCTCGGCCTGGGCGGCGAGGAAGCCGTCGACCCATTGCGCCAGCTTGTCCACGCCGGAGAAGGTCTTGCCCTGCAGCGACCGGCTGAGATCGGCATTGTCCCGCGAGGCGAAGCGGAGCCTTGTGTACGCCTCCTCGACCGAGCCGGCATCGGCCCAGGAGTAGTCCGCACCATTCTTGTTGCCGCCGATGATGCTGACGCCACCCACCTGCAGACCGCGGCTGGCCAGGTAGGCATTGGTGGCGGCAACGACCTGCTCGGCCTGGGCGAAGACCGCCTTGCCGCTGTCGTTGTAGTAGCGGTAGTCGATCGGCAGCAGCTGATCGGCCATCGCGTTCGACGGCGTCGCGTCAGGTCCCCAGCCGGCGCTCTGCAATCGCAGCCCGAAGCCACGCACGCTCTCGCCGGGACCGAACAGCCCGCCGAGACCGCCTCCGGCGGCCCCGCCGAGGATGCCACCCAACAGCGTGCCGATGCCGGGAATGATGCTACCCAGCACCGCACCCGCCGCGGCGCCGACGCCGGAGCCGACCATGCCGCCGGTCTGGTTGCCGCCAAGCAGGCCGTTGAGCAGCATGCCGGCCCCGAAGCCGGCACCCGCGCCGCCTAGCAGCGAGCCGAAGGTCGCTCCGGCACCACCGAACAGCCCGCCACCGCCGAAGGCCTGCAACTGGGCCAGCGAGGCCGGGCCGTAGGCGCCACCCATCGCACCCAGCGCCGCGCTGGTCGACGTGCTCCAGCCGGTGATGGCGGTCGCACCAAGCAGTCCGCCGGCGCCGGTTAGGCCGAGGCCGGAGCCGATGCTGGAGAGCAGGCCACCGGGACCGGTCAGCCCCAGCGTCTCGCCAAGGTTGCCGAGCCCGAGCAGGCCCAGCAGGGACGAGCCGCCTGATGCGCCACTGGCACCAGCAACGCCGCCCAGGCCACCACCGAAGACGCCCTGGACGATCGGCGTCACGATTGGCCGGATCACTGCCTCAGCCGCAATACGCGCGAAGGTTGAGCGCGCCAGACGGTAGAGGTCGTCCATCATCCCGGCCCAGCCGCGGCCGGTGCGGGAGAACAGGTCGGCGAAGCGATCGCCGGCATAGCGCACCACGTCATCGGTGGTGGATTTGACCTGCTGCTCCTGCTCCTTCCGGGCGTCGTCGAGCTTCTTCTGATCGTCCTGGGCGGACTTCACCGCGGCGCGCTGCGCCTCGATCTGGCGCACGGTGGCGGCAATCGCCTCGGCTTCGCGCTGCTGGGCGACGGTGCGCTTCTCGATCGGCGGGATGCCGGCCTCGCGCAGCTGGCGCTCGATCTCCAGTTCCGTGTTTAGCGCCTGGATCGCCTCGCTGCCCTGGCGCTGGGCGTCGGCCAGACGGGTCTGCCGGTCGAGCTCGATGGCCAGGGCTTCGGAGACCTTGCCCACCTTGGCCGCCTGCTCGTCGGCCAGCTTGGTGGCCTTCTGGCCTTCCTCGTTAGCCTTGGCCAGCTTGTCCTGGTATTCGCGCAGCGCATCAGCGCGGGCCCGGGTGGCATCGAAGGCCGCACCGCCGGGCAGGGTGGTGACACCGGCGGCCTCGGCCTTGGCGATCTTGGCGAGTTGCTCCTGGTATTCCCTGGTGGCCTTGAGCTTCTTGTCGTTCGCCTCGACGACCTCGCGCACGTCCTGGGCGGCACGGACGCGGGCGGCATCGGCGGCCTTGGCCTGGGCGGTGACGAAGTCGCCGAAGCGCTCGCGCTGGCCCTCGCGCTCGATCTCTGCGAGTCGGTCGTTGGCGGCCCGATACTCGCTCTCCGCCTGGCGCAACGCCGTCTGCCGTGCCGTGGCCGCCGCCTGCAACTGTGCCCGCTGCACCGGGGAGTAGCCGCGCGCAGGGTCGGATCCGTCATCCATCGCCGGGGCTGCGCGCAAGCCTTCAAGGCGGGCCCGCGTGCGGGCGACGTCGTTCTCGGCAGCTTGGCGGTCGGTGGGTGCCACATAACGTTGCACCGCATTGACCGCGGCTGCGGCCTCCATCGCAGCCTTTGCGATGGCCTGGGACAGGCCGAGCGCCTTGTCGAGCTGGCTGGCGAAGTTGTCCATCGCCGCGCCGAGCACCCCGAAGGCACGGCCCATGGTAGGCGGAAGCTTGTCGAACTCGGCGGCGAGCTTCTCTCCGGCAGCGATCAGCGCTGGCAGCACACGGTCGGCGGTGAGCTTGCCCTCGCTGCCCATCTGGCGCAGCTGGCCGATGCCAACGCCCAGTTGCCGGGCCAATGCCTGCGCCAGCTGCGGCATGTTCTCCAGCAGGGAGCGGAGCTCGTCACCCTGCAGCACGCCGGAGGCCAGGGCCTGGGCCAACTGCTGGGTGGCGGCGCCGGTCTCCTCGGCCGAGGCGCCGGCGACGATGCCGGCCTTTTGCAGGCCGCCGACCAGCTTGAGCACCTGGTCGTTGGTGGCACCGACCTCCTTGGCGGCGACGGCAAAGCGGGCGAAGGCCCCGGCACTGTCGGCGACGGCAATGCCGGTCTGCTGCGACAGGCGGAACAACCCCTCGAAGGCGCGCTCGGCGGCGGAGGCGGAACCGGTGGCACTCGCCAGCCGGGCCAGCACGGCGGTCGCGGTATCGCCGGCCTTGGCGATCTGCACGCCGGCGGCGATGGCAGCAGCACCCATCGCCACGATCCCGGCAGTCAGCCCGCCCGCGGCGACAGATACACCTGCGAAGGTGCTGCCCACGGAGCCGAGGCTGCCACCCATGCCCTGGAAGGCCCGGGTGGCGACGTCGGACGCACCCGCCAGCCGTTGCAGTCCAGGCGATGCCGCCAGCGACGCCACCTCGACGCGGCGCAGCGCGGCTTCCCCTGCCACTCCAAACTGCTCGAGTTCCCGGCGGGCACGGTCGGCGCCCTCGGTGGAGACACGGATGCCGACGGTGCGGGCGACGCTGCCACTCATCGAGACGCCTCCCGACCTCGGAGTTCCAGGATGGTGTTGCGGGCCAGCAGGCTCGGCACCTGGCGCCGCACCCCGGTCACATCCAAGCGCTTGCGCAGCGAGACGCGATTGAGCAGCAGGAACATCGGCACGAAGCCCTGTGCCAGGACCTCCTGGCGGCGTTGGGCCTGGCCCTTGCGGTGCCCGGTCAGGACCTCGGTGCCACTGCCGACGAAGAGCCTCAGCCGATTGCGGGTGCGGCGTGAGGTGCCGGTGGCCGCGGCAACGCGCAGGCACCACAGCGCGGTGTCAGGACGCGAGCGGCTCGGAAGCACGAACGCCTCGCCACGCCGGCCAGCCTGGACCATCTGCGCGGGAGTGACGCGAAGCCCGCCGCGGCGGCCCGACCGGCGGCCACCGATCGAGTTGTAGCCGGTGGGGATGGCCATGTAGGTGCGGCCGCGGGCGACGATGGTGGCGCCACGATCGAAGGCGGTCACCACAGTCGGCATGCGCGACCAGACCAGCGCCGCCGGCTTGAAGGTCGTGGGTGCCGTCCCTGCGGCCGGATACAGGTTCAGGCGCCAGGCATTCGCGATGCTGCGGCCGCCGTCCTTGAAGCCGGCCGACCGGGCCTGCGCGCGCAACTCCGACTGCACCTCACGGCCGGTAGTGGACACGGCGCGGCGCAGTCCACCTGCCACCGCACGCACCTCGACCTGCATCGCCTCACGTAGGCGGCCGAACACGGCAGCGTGGACGAAGGTCATGCCTGCCTCCGCTACCGCTGTTCCGGTTGATTCAGGGACGGATCATGCCAGCGTCGCTGGCGGGGATCACTGAAGGAGGGCCTGTCGCGCCTTGACTGAGAAGCCACATGCAGTTGAAGCACCCAACGAAGCCTGGCCGTGTGACAGTCCTCCACCCGAAGCGGGACCTGCTGACAGGAACGCTACGGAGCATAGAGAAGCGGGCAGGTATTCCGCTGAGGTGAACGCGATGACCGACTACATTGCCCTGATCCACAAGGAACCAGGCAGCGACTAT